TGGTAGCATTGAAACACCAAATGTAATGTATACAAAAAAGCTGTTGCTTATCGGTCAAGTCGGTATTCTGTATCACCTGCTTGACTTCATCAGCTACAGCCTTGTCCGTAACGTTCTTTTTGCTTTCCGAACGTTCGCTTTTCTTTTCCGAACGCTCGCTTTGGTGTTCACCGTCCCAGTGATATGTACTTTTCCATCTCCGGACCGTACCGGCAGGAACCTCTAGTTGACTTGCAATCTCAACCAGCTTCATCCCTCCCTTATACAGCTTACGGGCTTCCTCTGCTTTTTCGTTTGGGCTCCTTGCCAATGCTATCACCTTCCTGTTTCTGAATTGTTTCAAAATGTTTTATTAACGCATCCGCATCAATCAGTCTTCTCATTCACATCACTCCAATCTAATTTCTGTCCACAATTCGGACAATACTTCATATCATTTACTTCCATATTACATACAGGACAAAAGAAATGATAATGTGTCCAGGAATGATTCGTGGTCACTTTTCTCTCTGTCTGTTTCTCCACAGCCGCCCGGCATTCTCCCGGTGTGCCGATTGCCCGGTACTGCTTTAACTCTTCCACCATTACCAATATAGTGTTCGCCTTTTCCTCTCTGCCTTTATAGAAAAGCGGGCTCACATTAGGTTCTTCTTTGACAATATGGTCAAGAGTTACCGTTGCATGGTTTTTGATATTCTCGATAAATCTTACTGCTTTTGCTTCATTCTCTGTCATGGCTACTCCTTTCAACTATTTCCAAAATGGAAACAGTTCACTATCGCTTTTATTCCTCTCTCATAAATCTGTTCATAATGTGGTTCTTCCATGCTGACACATCTTTACTTTCTTTTTCCTGGTAAGAAATACCGACTTTCCAAATTCCATTACATCAATTTGACCAGATAAAGTACTATCATTTGATTCATAATCGCAAAACAGTATAGTTTCTCCATCTTCAAAACAATCCAAATGGAAGTCTTTAACTGTAAACTTATCTATATCTGTTCCAAATCCTGCAAAATCAAGGAAGATTTTATCTCCCACCTTGCACGGAACCCGCAGAAGCAATCCCTGTTCCTCGGCATCCTCATACTCGGCAAGCTTGTTGCAACATTTTCTATGCCCGTTTTTTCTAATTGCCGGTTCAGGTATAGCTTGTCTTTCTTCTCCGTCATCAATCCATCTTGTTAATCTCTTCATGCTATTCCTCGCTTTCTTGCACCCTCTCCCAATCCGATGTATAATATCCTCGGCACCAGTTCCGGGAGGAGTGCGGTTCGCCCGTACCGCCAGTGTCTAGGTTCAAACATTCGAAAATCCCGTAGAACACTCGGCGGCTGGTGCTTTAAATCTCAGTTTATCTTACTTTTTCTACTATCCTTTCAATGAGATATTTAACAATTTCCGCCTGAGTATGCTCTTTATCAGCGTAATGGATTACGTCATCTGTCAGAAAAGCTGGATTTACACTGAGCATATATTTCTGTATCATGGAAGAACATTCTGTCTTATCATACGGCTCAAATTTAATCTGCCTCTGAAATCTACGAAGCAACGCTTTATCCAATCTATCTGCTCTGTTTGTTGCAGCAATCACGATTTGACCATCTACCAGCCCATCCAAAGCTTGCATTAAGGCAATTGTGGTTCTGCCTAATTCCCCATCTGCGCCGGTATCATGTCCTCTTTCCAGTCCGATACAATCAATCTCATCCAGCATAAGGACACATTTCTGTCCCTTGCAGTAGTCGAATACTCTTTGAAGATTCTGCGCTGTTTTTCCCATATAAGATTCAATCAGATATGAAAAGTTCAGATATGCATATGGCAATCCAAGTTTATAAGCTGTGTACTTTGCAAATTCTGTCTTTCCTGTACCCGGATCTCCATATATCAATGTGCTGTTCGTATAAGGAATTCCATACTCAAGCATTTTTGTAGTTGTTTTAACGCCCTTCTCGATTTGTTCAAACAGTTCTTTTTGCTGATTCCCGAGATAGTATCTGTCCTCTCTGAAATCAGAAACATCCTGCATACGGAGTAATCC